AATCTGATGGACGGGGAGGATTACCACAAGGTCTTCCCAAATGTTAAGTTGCGGGCTGACAGCAAGGCGGCGTTTCGCTGGGAAACGGACGACGGCGGCGAATACTACGCGGCGGGCGTAGGCTCGAACATCGCCGGTCGCGGCGCTGACTTGTTTATTGTGGACGACCCACACTCGGAACAGGACGCGCAATCGCCTACGGCGCTGGATGCGGCATGGGAGTGGTACATGTCAGGTCCAAGGCAGCGTCTGCAACCGGGCGGCGCGATTGTCGTGGTTATGACACGGTGGGGTGACAAGGATTTGACAGCCCGCCTGTTGAAGCAGATGGCGACCGATCCGAAGGCGGATCAGTGGGAGGTGGTCGAGTTTCCGGCGATCTTGGACAGCGGCAGGTCTCTGTGGCCGGAATACTGGAAGCTTGAGGAGTTGGAGAAGATCAAGGCGTCGATCTCGGCGTCGAAGTGGCAAGCGCAGTATATGCAGCAGCCGACTTCTGACACGGCGGCGATCATCAAGAGAGACTGGTGGAACATCTGGGAAAGCGAGGATGTTCCGCGTCTTCAGTACGTTATGCAGTCTTACGATACCGCGTACCTCAAAACACGGACCTCTGACTTTACGGCTATCCAGACGTGGGGCGTGTTCTATCCAAGGGAGGACGCCCCGCCGAATGTGATTTTGCTGGACGCTAAGAAGGGTCGATGGGAGTTTCCGGATCTGAAGCGGATCGCGTACGAGGAGTTCAAGTACTGGGAACCCGACACGATCCTGATCGAAGCGAAGGCGGCGGGTATGCCTTTGACGCAGGAATTGCGGCAGATGGGTATTCCTGTCGTGAACTTCACGCCGAGCCGTGGTAATGACAAGCACGCCCGCGTTAATGCTGTGGCCCCGCTGTTTGAGTCTGGCTTGGTATGGAGGCCGGATGCGGCATGGGCCGAGGAGGTTGTCGAGGAAATCGCGGCCTTCCCGTTTGCGGACCATGATGATATGGTTGACTGTGCCACACAGGCTTTGATGCGGTTCCGGCAGGGCGGGTTCGTGACCCACCCCGAAGATTACCAGATGGACGAAGTTCCACGGACCACGAACAGGGTTTACTACTGATGGCTTCTCCCTATTCCGGAATTGAACAAGCCCTTCCCAATAATCCTTCTCCCATGACTGAGGGTCCGGGGACCGAGATCGAAGTTCCCGACGAAGAGGGGATGGAGACAGAAGAGGACGTGACGATTGAAGAAGACGACGAGGGTGGCGCTACAGTCATATTTGGACGCGACATCGAGTCTCTGGACATATCGTCGCTGGGTTTCGGAGATAATCTCGCTGAAGTGCTTGATGACGAAGAGCTTTCGTCAATCAGCAAAGAACTCTGCACGGCCATTGAGGAAGACGATGCTGGTCGTGAAGAGTGGAAGAAGGCTTATGAGGAGGGGCTTACGCTCCTTGGCCTCACGTACGAAGAACGTACGGAGCCGTTTAACGGTTCTACTGGTGTCGTGCATCCCCTTCTTAACGAGGCTGTGACGCAGTTTCAGGCGCAGGCTTACAAGGAGATGCTGCCTGCTGGTGGTCCTACGCGAACGCTTGTTGTCGGCAAGATAACTCCTGAAAAGGAGCAGCAGGCCGAGCGCATCAAGGCGTATATGAACTATCAGATCACGGTCGAAATGGAGGAGTACGATCCCGAGTACGACCAGATGCTCTTCTATCTGGGCTATGGTGGGTCGGCCTTTAAGAAGGTTTACTACGATGGCGAGCTGCAACGTGCGGTATCGCCTTACGTTTTGCCGAAGGATTTGATCGTGCCGTATTCGGCGCGCGATCTTGGAACGGCGGAGCGTGTGACGCATGTGCTGCGCGTCTCGAAGAACAACCTTCGCAAGCAGCAGGTGTCAGGCTTCTATCGGGATGTCGAGCTTGCAAAGCCGACGCAGACCGAGCGTGACGAGATCGAGGAAAAGACGGACAAGATCTCCGGCATCGAGCCATCTGGTGATCCGGACGATTATCTTCTCTACGAGTGCCACTGCTTCTTAGATATCCCCGGCTTTGAGGATAAGAACGAGGACGGTGAGCCGACTGGTATCAGTCTCCCGTACATCGTGACGATTGACGCTACGACGGGCATTGTTCTGGCGATCCGTCGTAACTTCCGTGAGAACGATCCGAAGAAAAAGAAGAAGCAGTATTTTGTACACTATAAGATGCTGCCGGGCATGGGCTTCTATGGTTTTGGGCTCATTCACCTTCTGGGCAATCTCTCCCGCTCTTCGACCTCGGTCCTTCGTCAGCTGATCGACTCAGGCACGCTGGCGAACATTCCTGCGGGCTTCAAGGCCAAGGGGATGCGTATTCAGGACGCCGAAAGTCCGATCCAACCGGGCGAGTGGCGCGATGTTGACGCTCCGGGCGGGGCGCTGCGCGAGAACCTGATGCCGCTTCCCTACAAGGAGCCAAGCGCAACGCTGATGCAGCTGCTTGGTTTCTGCGTGACAGCTGGCGAGAAATTCATCGGTTCATCTGACATGGGCATGGGTGACAGCAACCAAGAGTTGCCTGTCGGCACCACGATTGCGCTGTTGGAACGTGGCAGCCGCGTGATGAGCGCGGTGCACAAGCGTATGCACTACGCCCAGAAGCAGGAGCTTCGTCTTCTTGCGGAGGTCTTCGCGGATTATATGCCGCCGGAGTATCCGTACACGGTTGAAGGTGGCAAGCCCTCAATTAAGAGGGAGGACTTTGACGGTCGCGTGGATATCATTCCTGTCAGCGATCCGAACATTTTTAGTATGACGCAGCGTATTGCCTTGGCCCAGCAGCAGTTGAGTCTGGCGCAGGCTGCTCCTCAGATACACAACTCGTACGAGGCGTATCGCCGCATGTATGCTGCGCTTGGCGTTCAGGACGTTGACCTGATCCTGCCTCCCCCGCAGCAGCCGCAGCCTCAAGGCCCGGCGATTGAGAACTCGCGCGTGATGCTCGTTCCATCGGGCGGCGAGCCTCTGCGCGCTTTCCCGGAACAAGATCATGTGGCTCACATTGACGCGCACGTCGCGTTCATCAAGACGCCGCTCATTCAGTCTTCTCCGGAGGTTTATGGCGTTCTGCTGGGCCATGTGTTCGAGCATGTTTCGTTTGCAGCAATGCAGACGGTGAAGAGCCAGATGCAGGATGCAATGCGGCCTCAAGTCGATCCGATGACAGGTCGTATGATGCCTCCGATTCCTCCTTCGGAGGAGGTTGTTCAGAGTACTGCCGCTAAACTTGAAGCGGCGATGATTAACCAGATTATGACGAGCCTTGCTCCTCCGCCTGCTGAGGACCCTGTTGTCGAACTCCAGAAGCGGGATCTGGATATTCGTGAGCAAGCTCGCCGCCAAGCAGAAACTGGATGACGAGCGTCGTCAGTCAAACGAGGACATCGCGCAGCTTCGCGCCAACGTCTCGATTGAACGTGCGCGTCTGGCAAACGAAGGTAAGGGCGTCTGACGATGGTTAGTCAAAACCCCTTCTTGATGCGGATTGGCGCACGCGAAAGCGGCGGGAACTATAGCGCGAGAAGTGGTACGTCATCAGCTGGCGGCAAATATCAGTTTACGGACTCGACGTGGCTTTCCGCGATTCGCCGCGCAAGACCCGATCTGAAAGGGGCTACCGACCGGGAGCTTCTTAAACTAAAGACGGATTCGAGCGATGAGGGTAGGCTCATTCAGGAGCAGACCGCAGAGTTTTATCTTCAGAACGACGTGATCCCTAGTTTGACAAAACAGGGGATCGAGCCGACGCAGGGTAACGTGTATCTGGCGTGGTTTGCCGGTCCTGCCGGGGCGGCGAAGGTTCTGAAGTCTGATCCGAATACGCCGATCCGCGAGATCCTTGGCGACAAGGTGATCGAAGCAAACAAGGCGATCAAACTTGGTGACAAGACCTTCGATCAGTTCACGTCCTCTGATTTGACGACGTGGGCTGGCAGCAAGGGCACGGGCAGCGCCCCATACGTTAAGGCTTCCCTTGAGAGCGAGCAGCCGGAGACTGAGGAGACCACGGCGGATGTTTTGGACGAGACCATCCCAACGGGAGCCCCTGTTGGTCGGTCGCGTGACATCGCCAACCTTGCCCGTTACTATCAAAGCATGGACCAATCGCGAGGTGGGCCTCTCCTAGAGATCCCTAACCTGATGGCCGCACGCCAACAGGAACAGGAGTCGCAACAGGGCGGTATTGCTTCGCTCTTCCCGTTTGGGTGAGGCTCGACATGGCTACGAAGTCTGTCAAAAAAACTGTCAAAGAAGCCGCTCGGATGGGTAAGGGTCGTGACAACACCCTCGCGCATCTCGCGTCTGGCGAAGTCGTTATCCCCGTAGGGTTTCAACAAAAGTTCCCGGCTGTCGGCGCGGCCCTCAAACAAGCCTTTGAAAAGGCGGGCCTTGACTACGAACAGTTCGTTGTCGGCTCCCCGAAAAATCGCATCAACCCACGTACCGGCGCACCGATGTTTGACGACGGTGGCGGAGGTGACGATGGCGGAGATGGTGGGCAGGGGGGAGACGAAGGGGGAGAGAGCGGAGATGAAGGTAGCGAGGCTGGGTATTCCGGCCCTGCGGGCGAAGCTATGGGGGCTGCCGCCGCTGGATACGGGTTCTCTGATGCAGGTTTCACTGGAGAGCCGGGGTATTCTGGCCCTGCTGGCGAAGCTATGGGAGCCGCTGCTGCAGATGCCGGATATGGATCTACTGGATCGACCGGC